ATTGAGTTACCAACTCAATAAATTGAGAAACCTCGTGAGACCGCCTTTCGGCGGCCCATCCAGACCGAAACCCGAAGGGTATTCGGCCAGTTCTGATTACCACCCGAGATTTGCACTCGCGTGTGGTGTAGTACAACCAATCAGAACTTTGACCTGACTCAACGTAACCCGAACTTGCTAACGCAATTGCAAATGGGTTGGACGTTGGCAGCCGTCGTTTCTCAACGACTTTGCTCAAGTACTTGAAGTTCCTTGGGCATGCTGCGGATAGTATCCCTTGATCAGGGTTCATCCATTCAGGCACGAAGAGGACCTTGTGGCCGGATTGCTTAATACAATCAACCAGGTAGTCGTAAGACTTCCTGAGTGGTATTCGGGTTTTAGCCCACCACTCTAAAATCTGGTTGATGGCCACGTAAGTCTCCGTTACAGTGTTGGTGTTTTTCACATAGAAAGGAGTAACATCTACCCCCTCGTAGTAATCTCCACCGCAACTTTCGCGGAAGGGTCCGAAGCTGTAGGATTTGTCGCGGTTAATGACAAATCCAGCTCTTTCCAAGATGGAAATGGTTAGTTCCACCTCCTTCACTGGGACAATAATATCGTCCCCATAGACCGCTGTTTCGTACCAAGAGATGTATTTCCTGGTATTGGTCCGTGTCGCGTAGATAAGCGAAATGATGATCATAGTCATGAGCGGGAAAGTATACCCGTTACCCATGGTTGAGATCATATTGAGTGCATGAGTCTGTCCTTCGATCGTACAGCTTTGTGATCGAGTCAGCTCAAAAAGTAGCACCCACTCAGAAGGAAAGAGTAAGCGTACCAAATCCCGCCCGATTAAGTCGCTCGCTGATGAAAGATCCAGCGTAGCGATTCTACCGGTGCGAGACCCATATTGCGCAAACTTCTTATTAAAAGGCTGCTGCTTTTCAAGGTCCACGCCCATAAGGCGAAGGGTACCCTCGAGGTAGCGACCTAGCGCAAGCTGGATAGCCATGTTGCCGGAAGGCTCTATAGCTATAGTACGCACAGCATCTTCATTTTTAGGTACAACTGTAATGCGAGACCCTTCAACTTGGGTGACCCCAGGACCGGAACCACAATCTATCGTGGTCCATCCGGGGTGCGTACACCTAAGTCTTTCTACGAAGGGCTGGCAGGTAAGTGTGGACGACAACTTCTGCTGGATTTTCTCAGCAGTGTGTGTCCCCGGGCTACCATTACTGGAACCCGGACCGAAGCGCCAGTTATCCCACACCCACTGGTAACTGAACGTCTCTCCGGCAAAGTCATCGCCGAAGGTACGTCTAGTGAAGCGTTCGAGATGCGCCCGTATGAAACCGGAAGCACGCTCGACCTCCTCAACAGTGAGTGAGAGGGTACGTTGCGAAACGTACTCGTTCGTTGCTTTGAACTTATCTAGCGCTTTAGCTTTGAGCTCAGCATGGCCTCCCAAATTAGCACGCTTACGCATGCGATCGAGAAGCCTAGCTGCCGCGAAATTCTGCGGAACCGAACCGTCTTTAAACGATTGGAGGTCACTCACCATTACCTGGAACAGTTTGCCCAGGTCTGCAACACGTCTTGTCTTCATGGTTAAACTCCATATGTCGAGTGACGTGGCGGGCCACGATCTGCTGATACGTGTCAATGAGTTTGTCCGCAAGGACGAACACACCGACAGTCGCCAGAACAGCGGCGATCGCTAACGCGATGCCAGCAGAACTCTCACGAGACCCCATTACAGGGCCCCAGTACGAATCGTCTCTTCAATGCCGGCAGCATTGGCAAAGAGAAGACCTCCGCAAATGGAGATGAGGGCTTTTACCTCCTCAGGTTCGTAAGTGTCCACCCCAGCAGCTACATTGAATTTAACTTCAATTGAATTGAGCTGCGCAGCCTGGTTGGCTGCGGGTTGCGCTCCCTTACGGAA